ATCAGAACTGAAGGAACTTACTAACACTCCTATTGGTGGTAGAGGTACATTCCCCAACGGTCCAGACGTGCTAGCAATCAACGCTTATCTAACGTCTGGTAGCGCAGTTAATGCTACGATCAACATTCGCTGGTCTGAAGCACAGGCATAAGGAGTAACTAATGGCAGAACCCTCAAGTAGACAAGAACTCAAAGATTATTGTTTGAGGCGTCTCGGTCATCCAGTTCTTGAAATTAACGTAGATGATGATCAACTGGATGACTTGATCGATGATGCTTTCCAATACTATAGAGAGCGTCATTTTGATGGCGTTGAACAAATGTATCTCAAGCATGAGATTACAGCAGACGATGTAGCACGTTTTGATGCAGCTGATGAAATTTCATCAACACCAGCTCCTGATGCATCTACCTGGGCAACTAGAAAAAACTTTATTGAAATTCCAGAACATATAGTTGGCATCTCCAAAGTGATGGGTATCTCATCTAACTTTGCGAGAAACAATCTCTTTGGTATGAATAACCAATACTTCCTGATGGACATCTTTTCGTTCTCATCAGGATTTGCTTTTGGTAATTTTGATATGTCAAATTACTATATGCTCAAGCAATACTTTGAGACACTTGACATGATTGTCCAGACTGGATCATTGGTTCAGTATAGATTCAATCAAAGATCAGACAGGTTGTATCTTGATATTGATAAAGCAAGAATGGTTGAAGGTAATTATTTGTTGATTGATTGTCAACGTTATCTTAATCCAGAAACTTTTACTCAAGTATATAACGATAGTTTTGTCAAGCAATATCTAACTGCACTGATTAAGAGACAGTGGGGACAGAACCTAATCAAGTTTAACAACGTACAGCTACCTGGTGGTGTATCACTCAATGGTAGGCAGCTGTTTGAAGATGCTCAAAAAGAAATAGATGTTCTTATGGAGAAGAGTTCTTCTTACTATGAACTACCTCCAATGGATATGATCGGATGAAAAGTATTTACTTTCCTCAACACGGTGGTGTTAACAGCGAACAATCACTCATTCAAAGTTTAATTGATGAGCAGATCAAACTGTTTGGTAGTGATGTCTACTATCTTCCTCGGAAGATGATTAAAGATATTGCACTGAATGATGTATTGTATTCCGAGTTTACTACTCAATACATGATCGAGATGCTACTGATTAATGTTGAGGGATTTGGATCACCATCTGAATTCATTAGTAAGTTTGGTCTACGCATCACCGATGAAATTACAATGGTGGTATCACAGAACAGGTGGAGTCAGGTATTCCAAGAGTTTGCTGATGTCACAACTGTTGATGGTAGACCTAATGAAGGAGACCTTATCTATCTACCACTTACTCAAGATCTATACGAGATTAAGTTTGTAGAAAGAGAAGCACCATTCTACCAGCTAGGTCAGAACTACATTTATACAATGACTGCAGAGATCTACGAACTTGGTAATGATGAGTTCGAGACAGGCATCGAAGAGATTGATGTTATCGAAGAGATCCTTGCTCCTTCAATTACTCTTGCCATGGATACTGATGCAACAACTCATTATTCATTGGGCGAGACTGTAACTGGAGGAACTACAGGAACTACTGCAGAAGTATCGTTCTGGGATAGAGACAACCACGAACTTAAACTTATCAATAGAAATGGTAACTTTACTCCTGGTGAAACTATCACTGGAGCGGAGAGTGGTACTGTACAAGACAGCGTTACAGTAGACAATCTAACACTAGAAAACGTCCAGTACGCCGACAATAAATACATTGAGACTACAGGTAATGATTTACTTGATTTTACTGAAGTGAATCCATTCGGAGAGTATGGCAACGTTACTGGTGAATTCTGATGTTAGGACCACATTTTTATAACGAAGCGATTAGAAAAACAGTAATCGGTTTCGGTACACTATTCAATAATATTGAAATTAGAAAGAAAGATCCTTCTACGGGAGAAGTATTGGAGGCAGAAAAAGTTCCTCTTGCTTACGGTCCCAAACAAAAATTTCTAACAAGACTAGAACAGAATGCAGACGTTACTAATAAAGTAGCAATTACTGTACCTCGTCTGTATTTTGATATGACTAATATCACATACGACACTACTAGAAAAATTGCTCCTACCCAACGTCTCAAGAAGACTATTGATTCGGATGGAGAAGCTCTTTCTGTACAATACGTACCAGTACCTTATAACATAGAGTTTGAACTTGGTATCATTGCCAAGTCTCAAGATGATGGTCTGCAAATTCTTGAACAGATACTACCATACTTCCAGCCTAACTTTAATATCACACTGAACATGATCCCTGACATGGGGGAAAAGAAAGACGTTGCTATTAATTTAAATAATATCAACTACGAAGATGAATGGGATGGAGACTTCCTAGACAGAAGAAGTATTGTATGGACTCTCAACTTTACAGCTAGATCTTATATCTACGGTCCATTCACCAAAGCAGGTGTTATCAAGAAAGCAATTGTATACGAATCAATTGGAGACAAGAACGAATCTCCAGACAACAGAAATACAAAACTTACATATGCACCTAAAGCATTGGAGGATAAAAATGCTGATGGTGTAATCGATGCTGCTGACGATGCACTTGTTATCAGTACCGATGACTTTGGATTTAATGAAGGAATTGAATTGCTATGAAAGAATTTGAAAAGAACATGGAAGACATCTTTGATATCGAAGTCGAGAACGAAGAGAATGCAATCGAACAATCACAACCATCCAAGCCTGTTCCCAAGAAACAAGAGCAGGATCACCAGGATAAAGATTATGATTACACCAGAGCACAATTGTACAACCTCATAGACAAGGGTCAGGAGGCGTTCAACGGGGCGTTAGAGGTCGCGCAGGAGTCAGGGCACCCAAGAGCGTATGAAGTCGCTGTGAACGCCATGAAGCAGGTAGCAGATACCACAGACAAACTGATTGATCTACAGAAGAAGATGAAAGATCTTGATGCTCCTACAAAAAACTCTGTGAATACAAAGACTACAAACAATTTATTTGTTGGTAGTACAGCTGATCTGCAAAAAATGCTCAAGCAAATAAATAAACAAGAAGAGTCTGAATAAATATGAAGTCCTTTAAACAACTACGTATTGACATCACCGAAGCAGCAGAAAAACGTTACTGCCCTGGATGTGAAAAGTGGGAGACTAGAGCAGTCTGTCGATTCGGAGTTGAATACTGGGACAAATACGCCGTCAAAAACTTTGAAGAAGCAGTGCTCGAAGGAGCAGCTTGGACTAAAAAGTCAGGAAAGAAAAAGTCAGGAGGACTCAATGAAAAAGGACGAAAGTCTTATGAAAAGGAAAATCCAGGATCTGACCTTAAAGCACCAAGCAAAAAGGTTGGAAATCCCAGGCGGGCATCCTTCTGCGCTAGAATGAAAGGCATGAGGAAGAGACAGAAGAAATCAAACAATACAGGTGATGATCGTCTATCAAAATCATTGCGTGCTTGGAATTGCTGACATACTTGTTAAAAGTATGTTAAAATAAAGGAATATCTATTACTTAACCTATAATTATACTATGAGTTTTGAGAATATCATGCGGCTTAACGAGACCGATGTACACCGCTTAATCAAAGCATGTCAAGTCTATCAAGACAGGACAGGTTCGGAATACATGTGGGATGAATACCACGAGTTGATTGAAAAACTTAAAACTTATCAAGAACAACATTCTGTAGCAAAATGAAATTTTTTATCGCAATTTTGATTGTGCTATTTTTTGCTGCCCCAACATGGGCAGTCGATGTAGCAATGGGTGCTGGTGGCAACCTAGTATTTGAACCTAATGAGATCACAATCTCTGCAGGTGACACAGTTCATTTTATCAACGAAGCTCTACCTCCTCACAATATTATTGTAGAAGGTCGTGCAGATCTTTCTAGAGAAGCACTATTGTTTGCTCCTGGAGAAACACAAGACGTTGTATTTGCTGATGTAGGAGACTATGAGTTCTTCTGTGGTCCTCACCAGGGTGCAGGTATGACTGGCGTAATTCACGTAGAGTAAAAATGACCCTAGCACATGTCCTACTTTTCGGATCACTACCCTTTATATGTGCCACCGCATATTTCGGGCACAGAAAAGGTGAGAATAACTATTATGAAACTGACGCCTACGGAGGAAATGGAACAGCGCATTAGAATGAGGTATGCGTTTGCCATGTCTTCCTTTGGCAGAATGTTTCGGCCAGATCTTATTACGATGGAGATGCGAGATATATGTATGTCATGGTCTCAAGACATAGATACTATTGCACCTAGTCGATGGGACTTGTATGAAGTCGATCGATATTTCTTGGAGTTATGGAAGAACCGTTATGAATCTGATTAAAAAGTTAAGACATGAGATCTATATGTTGAAACTCGAAAATAAGCACCTTAAGATGATGCTAGAAGAAGTAAATAGTAATTGGGTACACCCCAAATCGTGCCTTCACAATGAGGATCCATGGGAAAAGTTTCTAACGTAAGAGCAACAGGATTTTTTATATTCAGTTTTATAGCACTATTCGTTGTATGGGGGTTGGGTAATGCTTACCCCAGTTGATTACTTCCCATTGTTTTTAACAGGGATTGTTTGTCTGTTTGGAGTATTTCTTTTTATACTATCGCTTTTCGACTGATGTTACAATTTGCTAGGTTCTGCGGAACAGTATTAAATAACCCATGGGGATGTGGACTAATGGCGTGGTGCCTAGTCTTCGTCCCCATTATTGGTATGTGGGCAGTTCATAAATATAGCTGGCAACACTGGGAACCTTTTACGAGGAAGCATAAATGAATCCAGTAATTTTAATCGGTTGTTTTACACCGCTGGTTTTAATTTTTATAGTAATGAAACTAGCTGTGTGGGTAACTGCAGTTAACACAGAAAACTCTTATGTCAGAAAAGAACCTTTACGAAAGAGAGGACCCTTCGTGGCAGATGCATATGCAGACGTTGATGAGAAGGAAGAAGAATATGGAGATCGCACAGACTATAGATGATGTGCTTTATCAACACTATGTCGTGGAGCAAGGAAAACCTGTTCCCAACTGGAGATATATTAAAGATCAAGATTGGTGGGTAGAGTATTTAAAAAATTTAGGAATCGATCCGAGGAACCCATGAATTTTGAATTAGATATGGATGACTATGCAATCATCCTTAACGCATTACACTACTACAAGAAAGTTGAGAAGCGAGGAAACTTTAAGCAGTATGATGTAGATCGTATTAACATGTTGAGAGATAAGATGGCTTATCAACTAGTTCCTAGTGCAGATAGTATGAGATGAATTTATTATTAAGACCTCTAGATAATGCTAACGACCCTGTGTGGTCAGTAATTATCTGTGTAATCCTTGCTGTTGCAATGGCATTGTTTGTAGTTATATACATACTAAATCAAGCATTCGCAGAACTCGAAGA